CTACTTATTTAGTTGTTGTTTTAAAAGTGCAATCATTTCATCTTTATCTTTTATACGCTCTTCCTTCTCCTTAATGAGTAATCTGAGCTTCTCAAGTTCATTTTTACATTCACTTAGAGTAATATCTCCAGAAACCTTATTCCCATTTCCATTTACATGATGACCGATTGAGTTATCTACATTTATGTCTCTATCGAAAAAGTAATCAATGGGTAATTTGAAAAAATCTGCTATTCGTTCAAGTTTACTTGAACCAAGATCTGCTCCTTTCAAAATATTGTCCAATCCTTGTACAGATATGGATACTTTTTCACAAAAAGACTTCTTTGTCAATTTGTTATCAATAATAAGCTGTTCTATTTTACTTGGTATAAACATTCAAGTATTATTTGTAAACATTGTTAAACATATATAATCATGTGACAAATATCACATAAAACTTTGTATAATATCAAAGTTTAGTTTACGTTTGCATTATAAATATAACACTAAAATATGTTTTACGTATGGAAAATGCAGAAAAGATTGAAAAAATGACATTTAAAGACTATTACCAGTCCTTGGATGAAGAAAGGAAGAAAGCTGTTAGAGATCAGTTCTTAGTAGCAAGCGGTATCTCATATCCAACTTTCTATTCAAAACTAACACGGGAAAACTATTCTCTTTTGGAAAGAAGAGCTTTAGAAACAATATGTCAAACAACTTTTAAATGGTAAAATCATGAGCACAAAAGAAATTTCAAAAGGATCTGTGGAGAAAGCCTTGGCTTTCATTGAATCCGTAAAAGGACATTTGATTGAAATCAATAATAACCCAGAGTTATTACGTCGCTTGAACGAGAGTTCTGGCTTTTCCTATTACGATAATACAGGAGAAAAAACTTCAACGGCGGAATATGTTTTAATGCTCAGTCTAAAAGACGGTAGGCTCATAAGTATTAGGGAATTTAACGATATGTGAAAATAAAAGACATGAATCGCTTTCAAGAAATAGAGTTCTATAACACCCCGGATTGCGAGGTTATGATCAAGCCAAAGGGAGACCCTGTTAGGGTTTTGGCCGAAACAGGAAAGGAGAACAGGGTATTTATCTCTGCTTTTATCTCCCATCTGGTGACTTTTTATACCAAAGCATGGGAAGCGTTGAGCCTGTTATATTCAAGAAAAGAACCGAATCGACTCAATTATGAGTATTGGATCGTTTCTCGTTTTATCCGGTGTAATTTCGGCGAATATGACGCAAACAACCCGGATATAGATGTGTGGGGACGATTCCATTTTGAGGAAGTAAAATGTCCGATACGAAATGAATGCCCATTTGCCGGGATTGTTTGCAAGCCCGAATTTAACACGACCTTGTCGTTCCGGGAAACAAACGTGCTCCGTTTGGTGATCGAAAGATATAAGGTGGATGATATCGCACAGTTGCTCCATATCAGCCCGCATACCGTAGCGAATCATATCCGGAATATACACGAAAAAACTTCTACACGGACAATCGCATATCTGGTAGACTATTGGCATACACATAACTTAAAATAAATCAAATCAATACCATGGCAACATTAGAAGAACAAAAGGAGTACATTCGTACCAATTACAAAAAACTGACCGGTCAATTTATGGCCAAGATGTTAGGCATACGCCCGGAGAAAGTGTATGCTCTGGTAAAAGAATTAGGATTAAAAAAACAACTTCCTCCTCCCGTAATTAAACCGAAGGCTGATATGGGAAAGAATCCAACCTCTATCGTACCAAACGGTAACGATGAAGGAAAGATTCCTCTCCGGATAGATTGTCGAACGGTTATTCTCATCCCCTACACCGCTGATCCTGAGAAGTGTCGTAAAGATTTTCTTCAAAAGATTAATCGTAAACATTCAAGTCAGATAGACTCTCTGTAATAACCTAAAAAATATACTGAATATGATAACATTGGAACAAGCAAAAGAAAAATTAGAGGATCTCAAGAGTGAAATTCGATGCCGTTTAAAATGTGAGCCAGAGGATCTTGAGATTGTACAACATGAATCTGGGTGTATATCTATATATTGGGTTACTAAATATATTGGACTCGACTATATGAATATTCCTTCAGAGTGGATAGTAGTAACTATAGATTGGCAAGAAAAAAGGGCATCAATGTTTGCTGATCCATCAGATTTCATGGTATACACTACATAACTAAAGAAATATGAAACGACTGAATAAAAAGACCTACAAGGCAATCAAGCAAGCAAAGGCAGTGATTACCATCACGCAACATGGGGATGTGGTTAAATTGAATGTGGATTTTTTACCTCCCGCAAAAAACAAATCTCCCAAGCTATTCCAATATCTGGCCATCAAGATGTGTAATCATGCCATGGAAATTTTAGGAGGAAAGAAAAAAGATGAATGACAAGAACTATTTAGCGATGGCTGTAGCCACCGCCAAAAGAAAAAAGTTGGCGCATACTACTCCGCAGGAGTACGCTTTACCGATTTGGATGATGTTCATAGCGGCAGATATCCTAGAGAACTCCGCTATGGAAATCCAAGGGCTATTAATGCAGGACGAGCAATTTATCCAATCCGATAAGATGCACATAAAAGCCATAATCAATCATGCCGGCAAATTCGTTCGTGATGTTGATCGGACATGTGAATACCAGTTCGCTTGCAAATTTGCGGACTATACAGAAGAATGTTCCACTTTACTTCGCAGCTACATGCAAAATAAGTTAGCCAAGATGGACAACATATGGGCACAGAGGAAGGAGGAATGATCATGTATATCGAAACGGATTCAAACGGCAAGATCATCATTCAGGATATCTCACAGGAAGAAGCTGTCATCCTAGATGATTGCTTATGTACTTACTTGGCGACGAAGCCTATCGATCAAAGATCAAGTGTCGATAGGATCGTAATGGACATGAAAAGACAATTAGAAAAGAATATACAATGAAAGCTAGAATCATATACGAAGTAGAATGCCCTCCCGTTAATTGCGACCGGGAGGATTTTTTGAAATGGTTGGAACTAAACCTATATGTTCCGGGAGCGTGCGTCACCTCCGATAATCCTCTTTTTGGAGAACCATTGGATTTTGACACCGCAGATTTTGACAATATTGAGGTAATCGATGGATAGTTACGCCCGGTATCGAATGACAGATTGGAACTGGATCGCCATCTATAAAGAGAAAATGGGAGTAGATCTATTCCGGGAATATGTGAACGGCGTATATAATGAACTTCTAAATATGAAAGTAGATCGTTCATTCTCTCTCGAGGCTACGGTTAAGGAGGAAAACAAAGAACTCTTTATAAAGATAGTCTGTATGTTCATTCAAGAAGGAAACTATGACTATGATTTTAGTCAAGATTATAAATTCATAAGACGACATGAAAAGACAACGCTGGTCAGAAAGCCAAGAAAAAATATTGAAGGAGAATCTGGGGAAGATAACTCTCAAGGAAATAGGGAAGATTCTAGGAAAGACCGAGTTAGCCGTTAAACTATATATCCATAGGAACCATATCGTTTACCGTCCTTCCGTAAAACGGAACCTTGTGCTAGAATTGTTCCGGATTAAATTAATCAATCCGGAATATTTCAATGTAACAACAGCTTTCTTGCATGCGGTAAATATCAACCAAGTACGGTTTTGGAAATTATACCGGGGGGAGGAAAGCCCCACAGATCAAGAGTATTTACGTCTAGCCACAACTCTAGGCGTATCCTTACAAGAGGCCTTCGAAGCCCGACAACTATATTTATTTAACGACAATAAAGAAGATGAAATATGATACCTCAAGACGTGATCGATAATATCATCAACACGGCCAATATAGTAGACGTGATAGGTGATTATGTTAAGCTAAAAAAAGCTGGAGTAAATTACAAGGGAGTTTGCCCATTCCATGGGGACAAGGACGCAAGCCTAGTCGTATCCCCCGCTAAGAATATCTGGAAATGTTTTGGATGTGGTAAAGGCGGGAACGTGATAACCTTCGTAAAAGAGCACGAAGGGATGTCTTTCTTCGAGGCGGTAAAGCTAGTCGCCTCGAAATACAACATAACAGTACCCGAACGGGAACTAACCGACGATGAACGGAAGATAGCGAAAGAGCGGGAGGCCCTACAAATCTGCCTCACATTCGCCCAAGAAACGTTTACGGCTTTCCTCAAGAAGAAAGAGGCCGCTGAATATCTGGAAACACGAGGAATCACCCCGAATATCCTGTCTAAATATGGAGCGGGGTACTCTTCATCCATGTTTACCGCATTAACCGAGTTAGGCTCTCAAAAAGGTTATGACATGGCGACTATGGAGAAGACCGGTTTGATTATCAGAAAAGAGAACGGAAATATCTTCGATCGATTTGTAAATAGGATCACATTCCCGTTTTATTCCTTATCAGGACTAGTGATCGGTTTCACGGGCCGTTCCTTGGATAAGGATACCCAATGTAAATATCTAAACTCTCCGGAGACTCCCCTTTTTCATAAGGGAAAGACGTTATTCGGTATATACCAAGCTCGCCAAGAGATATCGAAATCCGATAAATGCTATTTGGTGGAAGGTCAATTTGATGTACTCTCTTTCGTTCAATCCGGTTATCCCAATACGGTCTGCGGTAGCGGTACCGCCCTTACACTAGATCAAGTCCGGATCATCAAGAAATTTACCCGAAACGTCACCGCTGTTTATGATGGAGACGCAGCCGGCATGAAAGCCTCCGTCCGGAACATGGATATCATGCTGGCCGAGGGCATGAACGTCCGTGCCGTTCTTCTTCCGGAAGGAGAAGATCCGGACAGTTTCGCCCGCAAGATGGGGACTGAGAAACTAGCCAAATTCTTGAAAAAGCAGGAGACCGACTTCATCTCCTTTATTTATAAAGCATTCGAAAGCGAGATGGATGATCCGATCCGGAAAACAGAGGTTCTCCGGATTATCGCCCAAAGTATCTCCGTCGTACCGGATAAATTACAAAGGCAAGCGTATATCGTATCCCTCGCCGAACGATTTAACGCAGATGGGGAATTGATAACAAATCTAGTTGCCGAGCTACAAGCCGTAGGTAAGAAAAGCGTGCCAGCCCAACCTACCCAACCGGGATTGACCGGCGTGGAAGAAGCGGAGGAACTTGTAAAAACCGGGAACAAACAAGTCACCCTTACTTGGTCTGTCAATCGTTTCTCCGAGGGATGGGGAGTTTGTCCGGTCATCCTTATAACAGGCATCCCGGGTGTGTCCGAGATCCAAGAGCTTCGCCGGCTATCTCCCATCATCCGTTGCAGGGATAAATTCGAGGTAAAAGAAAACATGATCGAACCGGAAGAGCTCTCATTTCTACGTTCCTTGACAAGAACCGGCTTCACGGTCTCCATGAGCAAATATAAAAGAGAGCGGGAAAGTTATGTAGACGAGAAAGGTGAAGAACGTTATAAACTCGTAGACACAGAGAAAGAGATTGGATTCAATGAATACTATATCGGATTATACAGTACATTCCGGGAATCTCCCGAGAATATAAAGAAAATAGCCTTAGAAAGATGCTCTGAAGTGATATCCTACGCGGATGCTACCACCCGGGCTTTCCAAACTACAGATTATGCCCGGATGTTAGGGGTCACCAAAACAGCTCTTGAGCACGTTCTAAAACCTTATCTTGAAATTCGAAAATCTGAGGTTAAGTTTAATAACGACGCATTGCAAATAGATGGTACCGCTCTAATCTTCGATCCCAATCGTTTGCCTGATTACGTTGAAAAAGATCCGGAAATAAATCGAATGTGGAAAGCTTATAAATATTTTCCCTTGATAGATTCCTCAGGAAGGAAGGTAGCATATATGTTCTCTAATGGGAAAAATTCATATATAAGAGTAGGAAACTTTTATATGGAACCGCTTATCCACATCTATGATAAAGAAAGCCAGTTCAATAAACGAGTTGTCCAAATAACCTCTCCTTGCTATAATTATCCTATTTACATGGAATGGATTAGTGGAGATATGATCACCCTTCAAACTTTTAAAAAAAGAATATGGGAAGAAGGCTCATTTTTCTTTAGTAACGGAACCCAAAACCATTTAGATTCTATATATGAAAGTATAGCCGCTAGATTTAAAACATGCTTTGAACTCCGTATGTTTGGTTGGTATGATGAAGGATTTTTTGCTTTCAGTAATGCGATCGTACATGAGATAGATGGCAAACAAGAGCTTCAATATATTACTGATCTAGGATTAGTCGAACATAACAAAAAATATTACTATATCCCGGCTTTCTCTAAAATTTACGCATCCGAGCGCCGGGATAGCGATCGCTACTATCTGGATCGCTTTATCAAGTACCGGGAACCCAAAGCGGGATGTTCTATCAATTTCCAAAAGTGGGCCTCACTGATGAACGAGGTATACAAGCTAAACAATAACGGCATGTGGGCGATCATATATTCGATCATGAGTGCCTTCCGTAGCGATATATACAATGTTAGGAGAACCTTTACGGCTTTATTCTTTATCGGTCCGACGGGTTCCGGAAAATCGCAGGTAGGCTACTCCATCCGTTCCTTATCAATACCGCCAGACGCACCCGCATTCAACCTAAACTCCGGAACCCCCGCCGCTTTGTTCTCTTTGCTGGAAAGATATCGAAATATTCCGATCATGCTGGAGGAATATAATGATACTCAAATAAAACCTGAGATCTTCCAAGCCTTGAAAGCCGCCGTATATGACGGCGAAGGCAAGCAGAAACGCAAGGATGCGGTAAGTAAGGAGATCGATAGTAGCCAAGTGAATGCCCCTCTCGTTATCATGGGACAGGAAAGCCCCCAGCAGGATGATAATTCCCTCGCAAATCGATGTATCATTTGCGAGGTTCCGAAACGGGATGATCGATCGGACTTGGAAGAAGAAATCTTCAATGAGTTGAAAGGATACGAGGAATCCGGACTGCATAGCGTCCTCCTTGAGATATTGGCGTGCAGAAATAGCATCTTGCAACATTATAAGAAAGTATACGACGAGGTCTTTAAATCCTTGAAAGACGAAGTACGGGTATCCGTTAAAAACACGGATGGTCTCTCTCGTATACTCGAAACAGTATCTATGTTCGTTTCCGTTTGTCGTATAGTGGAAGAACATACCTCCTTGCAACTACCTTTTACCGCAGAACAGTTCTTCGAAATCGCAATAGCGAAAGTGATCAAACAAGTAGAATCGATTAGTTCCTCAAATAAGATGTTCAACTTCTTCAGTATACTCAACTTCTTGATCGATACAGGAAGCCTAGTTCAAGGTAGAGACTATAAGATCGAGGTACCGGGAAAGGTAACAATTAAGAAACAAGGCCGGGATACGGAAATAAAAACCCTAGAGCCCATAGATACCCGTGTTTTATATCTAAACATGACAAATATCTATCCTATGTATACCCAGCAGCTAAAAGGTGAGGCGTTCTCTCTTCAATCCTTAAATACCTATTTCGAAAGTAACGAGGCCTATATTGGCAAAGTACGTTCCACTCGTTATCGATGGCAAGAGGTGAAAGAAGTCCCAAAAGGAGACATTCTAGCAAACCCGGCGGGAGAACCCACCATAGATAACAGCATGAAACGTATTATGGTGAACAAAGAGAGTAATACCTCGGCAGTTTGTTTCAATTACGATATTCTCAGAGACTTGCTCGATGTCGATTTCGAAAGAGACGTACAAAACTACGATCAGACTCCGGAGACTGAGCCGGGATTCCGCTTTTAACGACTGATAGTATTTTAAAATCGCATAGAACCGACTTTCTAGGATATAGCTTGGCTATTGGAGGCCATGGACAACAAGCACATCCGGGAAGCCGGTTCTATCTTTATTCATCTATTTCCCCCGGACCCCCTGAAATTAAAAAAAGAAATAAGCAAGTTTTGCGTGTTTTGAAACCCTATAAAGGATAGAAAAAGTGGTCAACAGACCAACAAAAGATGAAACATTTCAAAACAGATATAAGATAAATATATAATAATCAATAATATATATATTAATTAAATAGAAGTAGGCTGTTGTTTCCTGTTGGTCATCGTTTTCTTTTTGTTGGTCACTGTTGGCAATAATTCTAAATTCAGGGAAAAATGAAGCACTGTTGACGGTTGGTAGAGGTGACCAACAAGCTCTGTTTTTTGTTGGTCGCATATTTCTTGGTGTTTTATCAATTATATCATTGAAATATAGTAAATTAGCATCATATTTTATAATTCTTGTTGGTCTGTTGACGTGTTGGCCGCAAAATATAACACATACACATAGGGAAAATAGAGTAAAAAAGCCTATAAGAAGAGAGAAAATCGATATGGTGACAGTAAAGATAAGCATAAAAAAGCATTTGGAGGAGTACATGCGTGGAAAATTCAATGATTGCCGGGAAGGAGTGATAACCCTTCCGGACAAGACAGATTTGTATCATACCCTGTTTGATCTGACATCCAAGCGCCCGGCCTCCTGCCCTTTGGAGCAAGGAACGCTGGAAATAGCTTTGCCGGACAGACGATGTGGAAAAGATCCGGCTTACTACAACTATCTTAGCGAACGCTCGCAGCGAATCCTTGAGCGACGGATAGAGTTGATGTTCTGGGCCGAGCTGCACGAATGGATAGATTATAACAAGCATATGTATGGGATACAGTATATCGAAAGTATTTTTTCCTTTATGCACAAATTCGATATCAACGGGATCAGCGAGGACGCTCTAAAAAAGAACTACTATCGCTGGAGGGACCGAACTAGGAAGCAAAAAGAGAAACGTTCGTACAATAAAAGTTAAATACGAGTGTTTTTCACTCCGACCAAGCGTATCGATTTGTCCCTTTTGGGAGGAATAAAATTCCAAGTGTATCCATTACGATCAGATATTATTGATAAACAAATAAAAACTAAGGTTATGGCAGACAATATGGGAGGCATCTCCGATGCGTGGTTCGCTTTCTCGAGGCAAATAGCGAGCGTGTCTCAAGAGGCAGACAAAGTAAAAGTTGGACTCAAGTCCGGAGACTGGATCAACCTTCACCCGGGGAGATATGGAACCTCTATCAAGGTTGAGCCACAAGAAAGTGAATCAGGCACTCTATATAATGTATCTGGTTCCTTGCAAATACCCCGTCAATATATGACCGGCGATCTATGGCAAAAATGCGAACGATTGAACCACCTCACGGCGATCTTTAAGTACAAACACTTTAGTGGGGATACATTCGTGGTCGGATCGGATCGTTTTCCCCTAAAATGCAAATTCGAGGTGTTGCACCCCAGCGATCCTAGCGGTTTCTCGGGATACAAAATCTCGTTATCCGGAAAGCAATTGGTTCCGCAACTTCAACTGATCGATTGACCGAAGTCCTTTACCATACATATATATAAGTATATCCTTGCCATCAAAAAGGAAGATATGCTTTATCTACACAACATTCTGGGGGGAGTATGGTTCGTCGAGGAAAACTTCGCGGCGAATTATTTCCCCCTTATCGCATCTTTTCTTACCAAGCCGGAAACGATGTTCGGGAAACCCCGGAACGCTTCTTCCGAACAAGAGCCGACCGAGGATAACGCCTTGCTTTTCGCCTCCCTAAAAAATGGCGCATACCAGATCAGCGAGTATGGAGGATGGTCTCCACCCGAGGACGCACCCAAAAACTCCGTAGCCATAATGAACATCAACGGGGCGATCACGAAATACGACCAAGAATGCGGTCCATCCGGAATGCTTACCAAGGCGAATCTCCTAAACCGATGCTACAACGAGAATAATATCAAGGCGATCGTCTTGAATATCGATTCCGGCGGAGGCGAGGGAATGGGATGCCGGATCATGCAGGAAGCGATTAACAGCCGAAACAAACCTGTCGTAGCTTTCTGCAATGATTTCGTAGCGTCCGCGGCCTATGGCATCGCCTCCTGTTGCGACAAGATCGTAGCGAACTCCAACGTCTGCCGGATCGGAAGCGTGGGTACCTATATGACGATCGTTGATACCAGCGAGTATTATGCCAAGATGGGAATCAAGTTGATCGATATCTATGCCTCCAAATCCACGGACAAGAACCAAGAATTTCACAAGGCTCTGCAGGGAGATACGGAACCGCTAAAAAAAGTATGCGATACGTATAACGAGAATTTCATCTCCAGCATCGCTAACGCCCGGGTAGGCGTGATCAACGAGGATCAAGGTAAATGGGCCACCGGTAAGATGTTTTTCGCTCCGGAGGCCATGGACATCGGTATGATCGATGAGATAGATACTTTCGAGAATGTTCTTAATTATTTTAATACATAGTGATTTATGAAGTGGTTGAAAGATGATTCGTACAATGCGATGAAACAAGCGGCCGACAACTGGGACAAGCTTCTGAATAAGGTACTGGGTGATAACCCGGACATGAAAGCGGAAGACGTAACAGTGGATCAGCTGCTCGATTCGATCGAGAGCACCGGTAATACCTCCGACTTACAGGAGCGATTATCGACCGCCCAAGAAGAGTTGAAAGAGAAAGACACACAGATTGAGCAACTTCAATCAGACGTGGCAGAGCTAAAGGGAACACCGGCAGGCAAAAAGCCGGAAGCAAAAGTAAAGCAAGAGCCGACCGCCGAGACCGGAGACATCAAGGATTTCGCCGATAAGTATGAGGATGATACCCTCGCTATCATGGCCGAGGCTGAGAAAACAGGATTTTTTAAACACTAAGAACAATGGCAAAACAAGGCATTTTAGATATTGAGAAACTGAATCGTTACGCGAAGGATTACGATAACGTGTTGCGTACCCTTCCCTATTTCACGTTTCAGGAGTTCGCCGCGGCCATGAAGCTCAACGTGATCGAGATCGAGAATGAGGACGTGATCGTGAACGCTCGCCGCAAAGCCGGACACACCGGCCCATATAAAGCCGGGGCCGAGATTAAGTATCCCGATGAGATCGGTAAATTGGTAGAGATGTCCATCAAACCGGAACTTACCGTTTCTCGTTTGAAGGATAACATCTTAAATTATACGGAGAAACGTATTCTCTCCAACGCCGGGGAGAAGGTGGACCATACGGTAAAGAAACACCCCATGGAGAAATTCGTGGTGGATAATCACATCATCAGCCATTCGGAGGATATCACTTTCTCCGCTTTCTTCGCTGAAAGAAACGACAATGTGTATAGCCCGATGAGTTCTTTCACCGGATTTTTCCCTTGGATCGATCATTTCAAGACAACGAAGGATATCACCATGGCGAATCGTAACCTAGTACGTACCGGTACGTTTGGCAGTGGTGACGGTGTAGATGATTACGATCGTCTGGTCAACTTCTTACGTGCGGCACATCCTTTCTTACGCCGTAAAGCGATCCTGTATTATGCCAACGAGATCGAGTTGATCTGTAAGGAGGCTTACCGGCAAAAGACAAAAGCGTTCGCCCGCCCATCCACCGAGGAGTTTTGGAAGGCGGTCAAGGACGACGCCAAGTTCCCGGGACTGGAACCTGTCACCCATGAGGCATACGGAACAGGACAGGCCTTGATCTTAATCCGTCCCGGAATGCTGGATTTTGGCGTGAATACGAAGAAGGCGACCCGGTTCGTCCAGATCCGCGATATCTTCGAGGACCCGAACGAGGTTCAGTTCTGGCTACAAGCCGGGTACGGTACCCGCTTTCAGGATATCCATCCGAAGGTATTCCAGATTAACGAGTTCACCAATGAGGGCGTTGATTTGGCGGGCGACTACGTAACCGGTGCCGCCCTGACCGTCACGATCGAGAGCGACGAGGCCATAGAAGCCGGTGCCGCTTGGAAGGTGGGCGAGAACGGCGAGTGGATGAGAAGCGGAGCTACCCTTTTAGGCATACCCAAAGGTGAGCAAACCGTATCCTTCAAGGATATCGCCGGTTATACCAAGCCGGCAGACGTGAAAGTCACGGTAGCCGATGGAGAGGACTTCACCGCTTCCGGTACTTATACCAAATCGTAAAACCAGTAAATAAATAAAACGATGAAAGATTTCAGAAAAGTTTTGTCCGTATTGTTTCTGCTAGCGGTGCTATCCGTCCTCTTCATGGGGGCGGACGTTCCGGCGGATTATGTGATGTGCGCCTCGTTTGGCCCTGTTTTATGGCCAGCCGGAGCGGACAATATGGGGGGTTATAAAGGTCGTATCGCCTTTATTCCGGAAACCTCAGTCTCTGTCGTCCCCACGCTCCCCAAAGAGGCCAAGGCCACAGCCGATTTCGTGACGGCGACAGGAGCTTTTACCTTTTTAGAGTCGGGAGGTAAACCGACACCTATTTACGCGACACGGGCAACCGTAGGATACAAAGCGGAGTCTCAAGGCGAGACAGATTGTAAAAGTTACAAGATCAGCGGCGAGTTCTTCCACCCCGGCAAGAAAGTGGAAGCCGCCGCTTTCGCCCGGCAGATCTGCAATACGCCCGGCTATTTGATCATCGAGGACAACGAGAGCCAGCAGCTTATCGGACAGCCCGGCTATCCTTGTACGGTTACCGCCTCTTTCGACGGCGGCAAGGCGGCGGCCGACAAAAGAGGTTGGTCCTTCACTTTCGAGGCCGATAGCCCCGCCCCTATGATTATCATGGGAACGCCTATCGATATAGACGCATTATTCACCGGGGTAGCTCCTACTCCACCGGAAGGAGGTTCTTAAATGATAACATTGCAAAATTGGTTAGCGGACCGTAAGCGTAAATACGCGGACGGTCTAGCGCTTTTTCAAGCTCTAGCTCCGGAGGAGATGAGAAAGAAGTATATCGCTTTCTTTAGCGAGGTAAAGGAGGTTCCGCAGTTCGATTCCCATTTCACCGTATTGGTGAATAAGTTGACAACCGTAGCGCGCCTATCGTCGGCCCAACCCCAGATAACAATCTCCGAACGGGGTTCGATACTCTTGAAAACAGCGGTCGCAGCAACAAAGGCGATCGAGAAAACAGCGAATCAGCTAAAAAGCGATAAAGTCTTAAAAGAAATCCTCGTGAAAGAATCCGAGCTATTCAAGCTACAAGACAAGATCACCGAGCTGGAGGAAGACAATGACGATAAATCCGGAGAGATCGATCAATTGCAAGCCGAGCTGGAGGAAGCGCAGGAAGAGTTGCAAGAACTGCAAGATCAATTCGCCCTGTTACGGCCCGGAGCGAAGATCGCCACGTACTCCTCCCTTCCGGATAACATCCGTACGATCTTCGACGAGGTCCGCCAGATCACCCCCTTGTACGCCGCCTTATTCACGGAGATGCAGAACGAGGCCCTTACTCCGGAGCAACGCAAGCCGATCGCCGATCAGGTGCATGAGCTTTGGACCCGCCGTGCCAAGCTATGGGACCAGATCGACGCTTGGGCCGAAGGTAAGCAGATCCAGTTAAAAACCGAGGTTCAAAAAACCGAGGAACTCCCGGCCGATCAATTGCTGAAAGGTATGCAAATCGCCAACCGGATCGAACGACTGAGGGAGAATATCCGGCGCACGGAAACCTCTATCGCCCAACATAAGAAAAACGGGAAGCTTAACCTCCAGCAAAAAGCAGAACAACGCTTGGCTGATTACAAACGTGAGCTGGCGGAACTGGATAACTTGAAATAAATCTTGCTTCCATAATGAAGGGGAATAGACAATCCATAAGGTATTGGCTGTTCCCCTTTATCATAACTTCTTTAGAAAGAATGAACAAGGAACTAACATCATACGACAAGATAGCCACGGTACTTTTCAAAGGGCATGAAGAAGCGGCAAGCCTTCTCTCCTGCCGGGAGCTTATGCAAAAAGATCGCTGGATGTTATGTGTTTCCAAGTTATTGGAAGACCCCATGACAGCCGACAAAGACCTGATCGCTTTCCTGATGGCCGGTTGCGACGGCAGTTGTGAGCCCGTATCACAAGCCACCGCTTACCGTGATCTGGCCGCTATCCGGAGACTCGTAGGAAATGTACAGTTAGCCGGCAAGAACTGGTATCGTTACATGGTGATCGAGGCCGCCAAGGAAGGTATCCGCATCGCCCGGGAAGCCAAAGACCCCAAAGGTATCGCCGCCAACGCGGACAAGATCGGTAAATACACCCGCTCCGATAAAGAAGACGATGACATTGATCGAAGCGCTTGGGAACCACCCTGCTTTGAGCCATCCGATGATGTCACGTTAATGGGAGATGATTTCAAGCCTATCCCTAATCTTGAAGAAGAAAGGAAATCATTCCGGGCATTGTTCAAGCAAGATCATGATATCGTAGATATTGAACCCATTACAGACGACTATGGCACTGATGACTGAACCTTTCACCCGTAAAGCGAAAGAGGCGCAACGCAAGTTTTTCAATAAGATGCAACGCATGGGAATGGCGATCGCCGCCCACGACGAGTATTGGGTGTGTAGCCGTGGTACCGGTAAATCCGAGGGTTTGGACGCACGCTTCATCATCCGGAATGTTTGGTCTATGCCGGGTTCTACCGGGGCTTTAATCTCTCCATCCTATGCCAAGGCTTGGGGTAATACGCTACCGGCTATTATCCACGCTCTCGCCGAATGGGGCTATATCGAGGGCATTCATTTCTTTGTTGGCCGCAGGGCACCCCTGTCCGCCAACTTCGGAAAGCCCAAGCGCCCGCCGCTTCAGACCGCATGGGGCAATTGCATTCATTTCTGGAATGGCACCGTATTGGTCGTACTCTCCTTCAGTCAAGGGATGTCAGCGAACTCCATGTCCTTAGATTGGGTAATCGGTCCGGAGGCGAAATTCCTAGACTACGATAAGATAAAATCCGAGGTTGATCCCGCCAATCGGGGAAATTTGCAAGATTTCAACCAATGCCCTTGGCATCATTCCGTTCTCTATTCCACGGATATGCCAACCTTAAAAGCCGGACGTTGGATATTGGATAAGATCAACGACATGAATCCGGTTCATATCAACTTGATCCGGAACCTATACCGGGAAATGAAATTAACCGAGCGCCTTCCGGAACAAACATCATACACCCAACGCAAATACAAAGAATTACGCCATGACTTAATGTTGGCCCGTAAGTATCAAGCACCTGTCAAACCTATGCGTGGCAAGACCCGGGAGTACACGGTATATTACGGAGAGTATGATATTTTCGATAACATGGAAGTCGTAGGCAAGGATTACATTTGGCAAATGTACCGCAACGTCCCTTCCCTTATATGGCGTACCGCGTTCATGAACGAACGCCTGTTCCGTGTCGCTAATGGCTTCTATTCGGCCTTGAACGATTACCATTTCTATACCCCCGGCGATACTCGCTACATGGGTAGCATGGGAGCGGACTGGAACCGGCTGCAACTGGCCGGATGCCTAGCCGATGGAGATCTGGATATGGACGCTCCATTGCTAATCGGTTTCGATAGTAACTCCGCAATCAATACCGCATGTATCGGACAGGTACAAGGCCATCAATTACGTACCCTAAAGAGCTTCTTTGTCAAGACCCCCGATAAGCTGGATGAATTGGCTCGTCAGGTTTGCGAATACTACAAATACAAGCTCAAACGTGATATCATCTTCTTTTATGACCAGACCTTCACGTGGACTACCGGCAATAACTCCGAGTCCTATCAAGATACCATCATCCGGATCTTCAAGGAATATGGTTGGGATATCACCGATATCTATATCGGACAGGTAAGCCGCCACGACTGGAGGCACGAGCAAATAGACCGGGCCTTAAAGCATGATCCGGCACTCCTTTATCCTGTTTTCAATAAATACAACAACGAGTTCCTCAAACTCGCCATGGAACAAACAGCGGTGAAAGTAGGCAAGAACGGATTCGAGAAAGACAAATCGCCGGAAGCTACAGAAGACAGCCCCGATAACCCGGATGAGTACAAGACACACATTACCGACGCATGGGATACATTGTTTGTCGGTGCGAATTTCTTTATGCCTGAACTTGCGTACGCAGAATCCGGAATCATCTTCCTTCATTAAAAATCTGTAGACGCATTTCATGCGTGATCTGTCTGAGGGAGGCAGCAGATAAGGTGAAAAATTGAACTTGCGCCCGCATTTTTTTTGTAGGGCGCTGCGGGGTGCTTTCGCACGCTTTGAGAAAAAAACGCTACTTGAGAGGTGCGCAACTATTAAGTATCAATAAATTAACATTTCAACAATGAGAAACCGTTGCGAAATATGCGGGGACAAAAAAAGAGCCCCTGTTATGGAGGCCCTAAATGCGCTGTTATGATTTGTACTTGCCGTGGCGTGAGTAAGCGTTGCCCGGAATGATACCCGGCTTCGGTAATCTCGTAAAGTAACGCCTTGTTTAGATTAATCCATCTCTTTAGCTGGATCGAGGCCGAAGCTGGTGCGCTATTCGGGAAATATTGAATGCCTAGCTCCTGCAATCCGTAAGCCCTTATCTTAAAATTCTCATTGTCCATCCTTCTCTATTTATAAATTATCAAATATACTGAATACTAACCTCATAAAAAAAGGACGCACCCTCTTTTCCAAAACGATGCGCCCTTCTCCCTCAAACGATGCGTGCTTTTAGCCTAGATCTCGTCCGGACTCTCGGAGTCGTTTCCTCCTTCGCCTTTTTCCACGCTTACCTTCTCGAATCGCAATACCTTCGCTTGCGAGCGAAGCGCCTTACCCGGAGAGAAGGTGTACTTAGGACGACGAATCTTAGTGGCGTTGAAATCCTTCTCCACCTTCGTCCCCTCACTACCGAACGTGATACGGAAATTACCGAACTCACCCAGCTGCACGATCTTGCCGTCCGACATCTCCAGCTTCATCACGTAGATAAGCGAGTCCAGCACCGCTTTCACGTCTGCGCTAGATACGCAAGAACGCTCGCCAATCATGGAGCAAAGACGCTCCATATCACTAGTACCCGTAGATTTCGCCTGTGCGTAATAAAGCTTATCGCCTTCAGTCGCTCCCTTGTGCATGTCCCGTCGCTGCACTAATTTGTAAGTTGTAGCCATTGTTTGTTGATTGTTTTGAAGTGAATAATAGAAACTTGTGTCGTGATCACGGGGGTAAAGGTGGGATATGGTGATTATAGGATGTTAGGGATTACCTAGCAGTGTAAAGTTATATAAGGATATTGCGATTTTTTCTTTGCCATCCCAAAAACTTTCACCATATTTGCGACATGGCAACCAAGAATGAATTAGAAAAAAGTAAAGTAAGAAAGGAAACTACCGCTAAGTTCTTTTTTGATATGGCAAAGTTGACATTTGCGGCTTTGGTGCTAGGGGTAGCGGCCTCTTTACTAAACCGGGAGATAGAGGATGAGATACCAAGTATGGCTAATTATCTTTTTGCGATGGGATTCATCGGTACGGTTGCCTTTGCGATGATTGGATATAGAATCTTAAAATAATAAATAATATGCAGATAGCAGTTGTTTTTTTTACCGTTGTAGCTATTGTTGCCGTAGGCATATTAGCGTATACTTATACACCATCCGGAAAACGATGGATAGAGAACATGTGATAAATTCTTTTTGGAATATTCCCCAGCCGGCCCAATAAAAGCCGGCTTTTTCTTTGCCATCCAAAAACTTTCCCCCATTATATGCCCTGTCGGTATCCCCGGCGGGGCTTTTTTATGCCCGAAATGTTAAATATTTGCGATTAAAATGTTAAATATTTATTTAAACATTTGATAATCAGAATATTATATTTTACTTTGCACAATATTTAATATTTATTACCGATCATAAACAGTTTAAAAATATGGAAACAGAATTAAACACAAAGAAAAACAGACTTCATGATGAAGCTTATTGGGCACAAGTTACGGAAGAACTTGAAAGAGAGGAAGAAGAGGAAATAGAAGTTCTATTGGAGGAAATGATAAATCAGCAATAAGTACAAAAACAAAAGGCGGGGATTTTCCTCCCCGCCAATCATAAACAATTAAAAAGTTAAGGTTATGGCAACAAACTTACATAAAAAACTCAATTTTTATGCAAGTCAAATAAAAATCAAGTCCACTCCCGTCCGTTATATATAT